CCATTCTTTTGAAAGGTAGCCACAGGTATCAGTTCTCCCACAACTTGCGCCAAGTCCTCTTTACTGATTAAAATCGGATTGCCGTCCTTATCCAAAGCACGTACATAATTTATCTCTTTTTTCTGAGGAAGTGCGCCTTCAACTTCCTTCATTGTTTTTATAGCTCCCATGATTGTTTTGAATTTAAATTGAACATTGTTTTAATCTTTTCTGAACACCACATCCTGAATCTTCCAGTTCCAGGTCTTATCATCCTTCTTTCCGCTGTTATGGAAATTCAAGGCTGACTTAATGATATTCTCTTTTAAATCATTTTTCTTAAACTCGACTTCCGCCTTCTGCGGAAATTCCTTTACCTGCGCGGTATCTACTGAGATAATCAGTGCAACCAATAATGTGTCTAACATAATCCTTTTTATTACATTAATAATCGAATACCAATCTCCTTAATACGCTGCCGACCGCTATGCCGGCAGCATCCGCAAGTATGTCCAGCCAGTCCCAGCCCGAACCGACCTTGCAATTCTTCTTATACATCCAGTCAGCGGCTTCTTTAGTTACACCTGCCGTAACGGCACAGAGTTCACCCGCTGTCAGGGTGATGGCAAGGCATGCAAGAAAATGCAGCAGCTTGTCGTTAATTCTTAAAAACATATCCAACATAACCATTATCCACAGTAAAAATAAATCCAATGACTACCGTCAAAAACGAAAAAGCAGGATATTTGATTGATGGAAGTAGCAGTGGTTGTGCCTCTGTTATTGGGATTCATCAGGGGTCCTTTCACTGAGACATTCCGGTTCAACTGGTTCTTCAAATATACAATCCGGCCTGGAGTAGTTGACCTTGGAAGAAACAAGGTAGGGTCAAAACTTAGATCCGGTCCTCCATATATGATAATATCATCGGTATCACTGACCGTATAGCTCGGTGGGGCAGACATCATACTACTGCCTAAATTGCGGACACCCGCAGCAAATCCGGAAGCCCGTAATCTGCTTATTCTTACCGATTCACCGCTTCTGGCATTCAAATCTACATTACCCAATGCTTCTATCGCGCAAGTATCATATCCGGCCTGGGCCATCACTCTTACACCGGTTGAATGGTCACCGTAGGCATCCAAACTGAGTGCCGTAATCCCATCTCCACGAATACGGCACATTGCCCCGGACGAGACATTCACTTCAAAAAATTTCCCGCCATCCTTGCCTATCCTCAATGTCGCGGTCGGATTTTCCTTTTCGTTTTCAAGTCCTCTGTTGGTTATCTTGAATGCACCGATATAACCTTCGGTTGCGGTAACACTGCCTGTAAACTCCCCGTCCGCACCATCCAGATGCTTCACCTTCAGGTTATCCACGTCGATAAGGTCTGCGTCTATCTTCCTGGCGAGTAAAAGCTGTGTACCCAGTAGCGGGTATTCCTGGATGGATTTCCAGGAAGTAGTGTCCGGGTTCTGGGCTACATCGTCGAACGGGTGCATCTCGCTGTTTCCGGCCACCGGATTCATCCACATGAATACAAACCCCTTATCCTTATCCAGGAAATACTCCCCGTTCTTGTATTTGAACGGCAGGGGTTTCCAGTCACCATCGACCGGGAAGGGGGACGGGTTCTGACGCACAATGCTGGCCCTCTTCTGAGCAAGAAGGGTCTCGCGGGCACTATCACGGTACGCTTCCACAATCACGGAATCCGCATTGCCCCACTTGTCAGACGGAAGGTAGTATTCCCATTCGGACGATGCACCGGGGGAATCCGCCGTACCGAGGTCCTTGCCGGCCGACTGGACATGCAGCCGCCAGAATACATCCAGCAGGGCCACATCAGCCCCGCTGCGGTGCAGGGCTTTCAGCTTCAGCGGTGTAAGCTGCACATTGTTACAATCCACAGAGATGGCAGCCGGCTGGCACTCGATGTCAACGTATTCCACCGGGTCAGGCTCACGTACCGCCACGACACTCAAAAACGCTGTCACCATCATAGCTCAATAGGATTAGTGTTCGTTGCGATTACTCTGAACGTCTTGGCCCTCGCCGCATCCGTATAGGTCAGTGCGATGTCCTTTCCTTGGAACTTGTTACTGTCCTTTCCCGACAGCGTGAACGGATTGTTTTCACCGTCGAATGTGGCAAAGTCCCAGCTTGCCACCGCCACTTCCTCTCCGGACTGGCGTTTATAGGCATACGGAATAAGAGTTCCCGTTTCTTCCGGATATATCTGCCCGTTAGAAGCAAGCCCCTTGACCTTGAATGCCGCCAGTATAGGGTCGCTAAGGTCGAACACGGTAATGAAGCCCTTTGCAATGACTTTCGCATTCTGCACAGCCTCACAACTTACCACCAGCGAACCGTCAATATCATTCGCGGCAATGTTCTGGGTTCCCTGAGTTCCGAGGTTGGCCTCTCCCGATGGCAGTTGCTTCTTCCATTGGAGCGTAATGTTCCCCAAATCGTTGATAAGGTCTCCGCCGCTGTACAGCGATGCCTTCAACGTCAGCACTTCGGACGGATTGATTATCTGCGTACCCTTGTCTGAAGTGATGAATAACTCATACTGTTTACCCGATGATTCCTGGATAACAACATCAGTCGCAAGTTCGTTGAACGAGACCGTATGCCCGC